TAAAGTCTTTTATTGATCAAAAAATGATGCTTCGTGTAGAAGACAACGGTGAATCTATTGTTGTTCCGGTAATATATGCAAATTCAGAAAAATGGGCATCTATACAAAAAGACGGTTTCTTGAAAGATAAAAAAGGAAAGACAATAATACCTTTGATAACTTTTAGAAGATCTAATGTTGCTATAAAGCAAGAAATGCGTAGAAACAAAGTTGCAACAACAAAACAACTTTATTATGTAATGCAACACAGATATAACAGAATGAAACCGTATGATAGATTCACGACTCAATATGAAAGAAAACCGTCATATGAGTATTATTTAACTCCTATGCCAGATTTTGTTGATATTACGTATGACTTTATAGTTTGGTGCGAATATCAAAATCAACTAAACCATATTCTCGAACAATTCGTTCATTTCAATGGACAGGCATTTGGTGATAAGAACTATTACAAATTCTCAACATACATGGATTCAATGGGCATAGAAGATAATAATACAACCGGTCAAGACCGTGTTGTTCGTTCTTCATTTCAATTAACAGTTCATGGTTATCTGATACCAAAAGATGTTGGTGCAGATACAACAACAAAAAGAGTTATTAGTGCAAATAAAATCAGATTTGTTTCTGAAATGTTCGGTGATATTAACTCCATGATGGATCCAGACAATGTAAATTACTATGGAACAACCAATGAGTTAAATGCTAGATTGAGAGGTGCAGGCCAAGCGGATGCAGAACGGGGTAGATTTGGAAACGGAAATGACGATGGTTCCGATGCACTTGCTGCATTTAGACGTAGAGTTGCACAAATGGTGGATATATCTCTATCTAGATCAGCAGATGTTTATACATTTGAAGTAGATGAAACCGATTAAAAATACATTTACAAGTTTTACAAACATATTTATATGTGTTATATTTTACAATTTTAAGTGAGGTTTTATATGGCAGAGAATGCTGAAAATACAGTTACAGAAAAAGAATTTGAGCAGGAAGACATTGATACCGTAAAATCATTACAATCCGGTTATGCAAGAACAACTGCACAAATTGGTCAAGTGGAAATAGAGTTACATCTTTTGAATAAAAGATTAGAACAAATGAAAGAATTGAGAGAAAGATTGTTTGCCGAATATGTAGGTTTACAAGATAAAGAATCCGAACTAGTAAAAACATTAAATGAAAAATATGGAGATGGAGTTTTGGATTTGGATTCTGGTAAATTTATTGCGTCGAAAACATAATTTGGATTTTTTGTTTCATATTTATATGCAGAAATTCATTCTATAATTTTATGGAGATAATAAGTGGCTAATGAAAGAATTGTAAGTCCTGGAGTGTTTACCAATGAAATGGACCTCTCATTCCTCCCACAAGGAATTGGAAACATTGGTGCGGCTCTCATTGGACCAACGCTAAAGGGACCTGCATTCGTCCCGACTGTGGTTAATGGTTTTGGTGATTTCACAACACATTTCGGTAATACATACGAACATTCATACTTACCATATACAGCAAAAAATTATCTTAATAATGCTGGTAGTGCAACGATAGTTCGTGTTCTTGGATCTGGTGGATATTCACTAAAACATCCTGTTGCTGTTGTTGCAACTGGCTCGTGGGGTAAGAAGTTAATTTCATTCTTACATCCAACATTTGTTGTAACTAATTCAGATGCAACATCTTTGTTTGAAAAAACAACAATTTCTTCAAACAATAGCGGAAGTTTTGTTTTAACACTATCTGGTTCATTCACAACCGATGTATCAACATTTACAAATGCAAGTGATGAAAACGGAACATCATACAGTTCATCTATAAATCCAGAATCTTCTGCATTTATTGGTGATTTGTATGGCTATAATCCTTATGGAACTCATGCTGTTTACAATTATGTAAACTTTAAGAAAGAAGCTTCTGCTTCACTTGCAGCCGATGCAGCCACTAGTATATTGATTGAAACTGGTTCCGCTGGTTCTCCTTGGGACTTTACAGATGACTATATGGCCGCTTATACACCTTGGATAACATCACAAAAAATTGGTGCAACTAAAATAGATTTGTTTAAGTTTCACACAATTTCTCATGGTATTCATTCAAATTATGAAGTAAAAGTTGGTATCGCAAACATTCGTCCTGCTGGAACAATCGCAGGTTCTGAATACGGTGATTTCGATGTTGTTGTTAGATTTGTTGATCAATCTAAACTTCCACAAACACCGTTTACTTATGAAGATGAAGATTTGCGTCCAAATGTGATAGAATCATTTAAGTGTAATCTTGATCCAAATTCACCTAAATTTATTTCACGTGTAATTGGTGATAGATATATCACAATTACAGATGAGGGTAAAGTTGTTGTAAATGGTGATTATTCTAATAAATCAAAATATATTCGTGTTGAAGTAACAGAAGCTGTAACAAACGGTGGTGTATCTCCAAATCTCGTTCCTTTTGGATTCCGTGCTTTGAAATCACCAATACCAAAAGACTTTACACAACCTCCTGCCGCTTCATTCGTTAGTGATCAAGTAGCCGGTGGTGCTTACAACAGACGAGTATATTGGGGATTCAATTATGATTTTGGTAACACAGATAACTTTAATTATTTGCGTCCATTACCTATAACTGCAAATCAAACAACTGGATCTAATTCAGATTTCTACTTGGGTGATTATCAACAAAATCCTGGTGCAAGTTTTCCATCAAGTGCTGTTGCTTACAGTTCATCTATTGATTTGTCTACAAATACTGCACTTGATTCTCGTAAATTCATGATCCCGATGCAAGGTGGATTTGATGGCCATAAACCAAATCTTCAAAAGAAATTGGGAACATACATTGAAGCTGGAAACACACAAGGATTTGATATATCAAACTCAACTGCAGATGGATATACTTCTTACAAAAAGGCACTTGATACAATTTCAAATGCTGACGAATTTGATATTAACATGATTGTAACACCTGGTGTTCTTCATTCATTACATTCTGCCATAACAACTTATGCTAAGGATGTATGTGAGGATCGCGGTGATGCTTTCTATGTAATGGATTCAGTCGGAATAAATGATAACATCGCAACTGCAGTTGCAACAACAGAAGGATTTGACAGTAATTATGCTGCCACATATTATCCTTGGGTTAAGATTCTTGATTTCGATAGAAACAAACCTATTTGGGTTCCACCATCTGTTGTTCTTCCTGGCGTTATCGCGTTCAATGACCGTGTTGCAGCCGAATGGTTTGCTCCTGCTGGTTTGAATCGTGGCGGTCTTACAGAGGTGGTCGAAGTTAAATCTCGTCTAACTCATGCAGAAAGAGATACACTTTATGAAGCTCGTATCAATCCTATTGCAGTATTCCCATCAACAGGAGTATGTGTATGGGGTCAAAAGACACTTCAAGGTCGTCCATCTGCTCTTGACCGTATCAATGTTCGCCGTCTCTTGATTGCTGCTAAGAAGTTTATTGCTTCTTCCACAAGATACCTTGTGTTTGAACAAAACACTTCACAGACACGCTCAAGATTCTTGAACATCGTAACTCCTTACTTGGAGTCAATTCAACAACGTCAAGGTTTATATGCTTTCCGTGTTATCATGGATGAAAGTAACAATACACCAGATATAATCGACCGCAACATCTTATACGGCCAGTTGTTCTTACAACCTGCCAAGACTGCTGAATTTATCATTCTTGATTTCAACATTCAGTCTACTGGTGCTGCTTTTCCTGGTGCTTAATTGATATGAGTGGGGAGATGAAATATGCTCCCCATTATTTTTTCAAAGTTCTATATTTATTTAAGAAGATATTTTTAATTTGGAGATATAAATGGCTGAATTACTCGATCCCAATGAAATTTTTTTCACACCGTTTGAGCCAAAATTACAGAACCGATTTATTATGTATATTGAGGGAGTTCCTGCATATTTGGTAAAAGGTGCTGGTAGACCAAACATCAGTTTCAATCCAATCACACTTGACCACATCAACGTCAAACGTAAAGTAAAGGGAAAGGGTGAATGGCAAGATATTACAATCAAATTGTATGATCCTATCGTGCCCTCCGCTGCTCAGGCAACAATGGAATGGGTGCGTCTTTCACACGAATCTGTAACAGGTCGTGATGGTTATTCTGACTTCTATAAGAAGGATATAACACTTCATGTTCTCGGTCCTGTTGGTGATAAAGTTGAAGAATGGACACTTAAAGGTGCTTTCATTACTGCAACAACATTCGGTGAAATGGATTGGGCAAATGATGCGTTTGTTGAGATTTCTCTCACACTCGCGTATGATTATGCTATCCTCCAATACTGATTTTATTATCATATTGAAATTGAAATGAAAAACGGGTATACTGATTTTTTTCGGTATACCCATATTTATTTGTGTATATTAAAACGTTTTATTACAAACATTGTTATAGGATTTAAGTTATGACAAAAATTCCAACCGGTTACAATGTAGCCAATGAAGAAACAGTTTCAGATGCCGATATTAAGGCACAACTTCTTGCAGAACATAAACAAACTTCTGTTAAAAAAACAAACTTTCCAACAGAGATAATACCTTTGCCATCAAAAGGATTGTTTTATCCAGAAGGACATCCACTTGCCGAAGGTGTTATTGAAATGAAATATATGACTGCAAAAGAAGAAGATATTTTAACATCACAAAACCTCATTAAACAAGGTGTAGTTTTAGATAAATTGTTTGAGTCTTTGATTGTTACACCAATCAACTACCATGATTTATATGTTGGTGATAAAAATGCAATTATGGTTGCCGCTAGAATTTTAGGATATGGAAAAGATTATACCGTTCAGGTTGACGATCCATTTTCGCCGGGTAATAAACAACAAGTTACAATAGATTTAACTGAAATTGAGCACAAGGAGGTCGATTACAGCCCATTTCAGAACAGAGCAACCGAATTTGATTTTGAATTGCCGGTATCAAAAAGAACCGTTACATTTAGATTTATGACTCATGGATTAGAAAAACAAATACAGAGTGAAATAAAATCTATGAACAAAACTATGGTAAAAACTGGAGTTGATAAGGAACTAACAACAAGACTCAAACATATTATCACATCTATTGATGGTGAAACAGGAAGAGCTGCTATAAATAGTTTTGTTGATAATGAACTATTTGCTGCAGATTCAAGGGCATTGAGGTCATACATGAAAGAAATCTCACCCGATCTAGATATGACTTTTACATTTGTTTCCGATTTAACAGGTGAGGTAAAGGAGATTGATATACCTATTGAGGTATCATTTTTTTGGCCTGGCACCTGATTATAGATTAGGACTACATGAAGAAATTTTTTCTTTGTGTTATTATGGAAAAGGTGGATTTACTTGGAATGAAGTTTACAATCTTCCGATTCATTTGAGAAGATTTTACATAAATCAAGTAAAAAAGGCATTGGATGAAAAGAATAAAGCAGAACACGCAGAGGTATCGAAACAAAAAGTAAGTATGCCTACCTTTACTAAACCACCAATGCCAAGACGATAATTTTGCGGTTTACATATTTATATGATATGTAAACCGTTTTTATTTTATGAGTATTCGTAGAAACAAGTGGCATCAAAAGAAGACGTAAAACTCGCGGCAGAACTAAAAGCTCTAACCCAACAACGAGTTGATTTGGAAAAACAAATCGTTGAACAAAAGAGTAAAATGGAATCGGCCGAAAAAAAATCAATAGAGAATATCAAAAAATTGGTAACATTAGAAGCACTTCGTATGGATTCCGTAGAGAAGGAAGAAGAAGTGCGCAAAAAACTTGAAAAGTTAGATAAAGATGCAGAAGATAGACAAAAGAAATCAGAGAAATACCAAAAGGAAACTGCAGATAGATCAAAGAAAGAAACTGAGGACGCGGCCAAACGAGAAAAAAAAGACAAAGACAGATTAGATCTTGCAGATCAAACTCGTAATCTAGCAAATGAACAAAAAAAGATAAATGCAGATATAGGTGCTAGTCTTGGTATAATGAATGACAAAACAAAAAGTTTTGCACAAGAATTACAAAAGGGTAATGATGCAGGTAATGAATCTGTAGATTATTGGAATAAAATTGCAAATTCGATTGAAAAAGGATATAACACAAGCACACAGTTTGAATCAAATTTGAAAGATGTAAAATCTATAAACGGTGATATATCAGATTTATACCAAGAATCAGTTGCTCAAACAGGTGAAATAGAAAAGGGAAATGCAAAAATAATAAATACCGATAAGGCAAGAGAGGCCATTGCAAAAAAGAGGTATCAAATTGAAAAAGACGGTTCTGGATTAAGTGCAGCCGATCAACAGACATTATTAAAAGGCCTTCAATATGAAGAAGCAAGACTTGATGCAATAGAAAATCAAAACAAAGTAATAGAAAAACAAACGGCATCAATGGGAATGATAAATGATGTGGGTTCAAAATTAGGAACTTCTATGTCATCGTGGGTTACTAAACTTCCTGGTGGTGATGCAATATACAAAATGCTTGGCATAGATAAGACTGCTGACAAAATGAACAAATCATTTACATCAGCAATTCAGAACGGACTTAAAGGAAACTTCAAAACTGCTTTTGCAGAGGGTGCTAAAGGTCTTGGTAGTATGATTGCGATGGGACCAAAACTTGTTGGTGCTTTAGGATTAGGTGCATTGGCTGGTGGTTTTGGTTTGTTAGCAAAAGGAGCAAAAGGTTTATTCAATGTGTTAATGGAAGTTGATGGTGAAATTGCACAGATGGGTAAAGACTTTGCTATGAGTAAAAATGAAGCCGGTGAATTGTATAAAAATACTGCACGAATGGCAAATGAAATGAAAATTACTGGTATAAATAGCAAAGAGATAGGAGTCGGTTTACAGGCGGCACAAGAAGCATTTGGGGGAATGGATATTGCAGGAATGATCAATGCCGGAAACAAAGAAATGGAAGGTTTTGTAAAACAAGCATCTATATTAACAAAACAATTTGGATTATCTGGTAAGGAAGTTGCGAATCTAAAAGACTTGTCAGTAATAACTGGATCATCAATGGATGATTTAGTAAAAGACGCAGTTGGTGTTGGTAAAGGTGTTATGAATGCAAAGGAGGCAATGAAAACTCTTGCAGGTGTTCCAAAAGAAGTTGCTGTTGGATTCAAGGGTTCAACAAAAGAACTTGCAGCTGCTGCTATAAAGGCAAAAATGTTGGGAACTGATCTTAAAAAAATAAAAGATATTGGTAGGGGAATGTTGGATTTAGAAGCATCTATGACTGCAGAATTTGAAGCACAGGCATTAACTGGTAAAAATTTGAATTTAAGTGCTGCTAGAAGATATGCGTTAGAAGGTGATGTTTACAATCTTCAAGAAGAATTGTTGAATCAAGCTGGATCTCTTGAAGATTTTCAAAATATGAATGTCATACAACAAGAGGCAATGGCAAAGGCAATGGGTATGTCTGTTGAAGAAATGACGGATATGCTTACAAATGCTGAAAAATTGAAAGATGCAAAGATTGATGCAACAATGGCGGAAAATCTTTCTAAAATGAATGCACAACAATTAGCAGAGGCATCAAAGAAAGCAACCAATGAAAAACAAAAGGCATACATAGAAGAACTTGCTGCTCAAAAACGTTCTGCCAGTTTACAAGAATCAATGGCAGATGCTGTTGAGAAATTAAAACAAAAATTTGCTCCTGTGATTGATGCAATAATTGATATGGTCGGTGGATTAGAAGAAGGCGGTGACAAGGTTTCTATATTCCAAGAAATGATAGATAGTATTGATATGGATGCAATAGCAGCTGGTGTAAGAGAGGCACTACCAAAAGTAATGGAGGCAATAAAAGGTCTGATAAAAAGTCTTCCGAAAATAATAGAAATGGTATCTGGACTTATCAGTAAATTTAGCGGCATCGCCGGAGCAGCCGGTGGATTTCTTGATATATTAGGTCCATCAACTGCTGGATTAGGTGCAATGGCACTTAAAGTTGCGGGTCCAGGTGGTATAGCTGCTGGCTTCAAAGTTGCAAGTAAGGGAGCAATGGGACTGTTTGACATGGTTAAAGGTCCTCTCATGGATGGAGTAAAAGGGTTGGCAGGTTCTGTTAGTGGAAAATTAGGTGGTGCTTTTAGTTCGGTTGCTTCCAAAGCAGGTAAACTTGGTGGCAAACTTGGAGGAATGGCAGGTAAAATAGGCGGTGGAGATAAAGGTGGTGGATTGGCCTCAAAGGCAAAAATGCCAAAGGGCGGCGCCGGTGGTGGAGGATTTCTAAAAGGGTTGAATAATGCAGTTAAAGGAATGGACACTAAAAAAATGATGCAAGGTGCCGCTGCTATTTTAATTCTTGCTGCTGCTTTATTTGTGACTGCTAAGGCAATTCAAGAATTTATGAAAGTTGATTGGGCTGGTATGGCTAAGGCAGGTGTTGCATTACTTGGCCTCGCCGCGATTGCATATCTGATGGGATCTGCTAGTGCAAATATGATATTAGGTGCAGCCGCTATGTTAGTTCTTGGAGCGGCATTATATGTAATTGGTGCAGGTTTACAATTCTTTACAAGTATTAGTTGGGAAGATTTAGGAAAGGCAGCAGTTGCACTTGTTGCTTTTTCTGCAGTTGCAGCTGGATTGGGTGTAGCTGCTCCATTGATCCTTATTGGTTCGGCTGCTATGGTTGCATTAGGTGCAGGTGCCTTTGCATTTGGTGCAGGTATGAACGAAATAGTTCGTGCTCTTGTTGAATTGCAAAAACTTGGTGATTTAGATAAAGTTGGTGAGAATCTTGGTAAAGGTATGGAATCGCTTGGATCCATATCAGATAAAGTAGATTTGAGTAAACTCGAAGATGCATTCGATGATTTGGATGATGCCCTCGAAGAATTGGATTTTGAACAACTCGCAGCATTTGGACAATTAGGAAATTCTGCCCTAAAAGGAGCCGGTGAAAATCTTGTTGCAGGTATAAATTCTTTGATGGGTATAAATCAAGGTATAAATTGGGGTGGACTTGAAGATACATTTGAAGGATTAGAAGATTCTCTTGATGAATTAGACCTAGAAGGAATACAGGCCTTTGCCAAATTAGGCGAAGAAGGTATAAAGAAAGCCGGTGAAAATTTAATTGCAGGACTAAATTCTTTTCAAGGAATGGATCCAAAAGCCGTAATAGCTGCAGTTGCTCCACTTGAAGATGTCTTTGGTGCATTAGAAGATGCATTTGATGAGTTAGATTATGAAGAACTTGATGCATTTGGTAAAGTTGATTTCTCCAAAATGGCAGCAAATACTACTGGACTATCACAATTTGCAACAGCAATCGGGGCTATAAGTGGAACACCTGGACTTGACAAATTGGAAGAACAATTCGCAAAACTTTCAGAAGCAATCGATGGATTGGATATAGACAAATTGAATGAACTTGGTAATATAAAATCCGAAGCAATGGATAATTTAGGAAAGTTACAAGCTGTTTTTCAACCATCTCAAAAAATCGAAGGCGGTGAAGCCGGTGGAGCTGCTGCGGGTGCCGGTGGTGGAGCTGTTGCTGGTGCAGGTGGTGGAGCTGCTGCTGGTGGAGGTGGAGGAAGTTTAAGTGGTGTTGAAAGTAAACTTGATCAATTGATTGGTGTAATCAGTTCTCTTGCCACAACACCTGCTGTGATAAAGATAGGTGAAAGAACAGTAGAAGAACTTCGTTTGAATATGGATATTAAAAAGACATTTAATGTTGAAAAGAGCTTTGGTCGTAATGTCTAATAAATAATGTAGTAATATATTTATACGTGAATAAAATAGGATAGAAAAAATATGTCATTAGTAGACTTAAAATCAGATTTATCGAAATATAGATCAGAAGTTTCAAAGGAAGGAAAGAACACTCCAGATGCTTCTTCTGCTACTAATGACAAAAATTTTGCAACACAACAACCGATTACGGATGAATTATACAAAGATGTTCCAAAGATAAAAAAACCAAAAGTTGTAAGTCTTACAAGTCAATTATCAAAAACAAAACTTGATGATATAAAAAATCCAAAATTAAGTGATGTTACTAAACAATTAAAATCAACCGAACTTGATAATATAAAAAAACCAAGCACCGCTAAAATAGAAAATTTGTTGGATTCAACAAAATTAGATGAAATTGTAATACCATCTGATAAAAGGATTCAACTTGAAGATAGGTTGTCTTCAACAAATTTAGATGATATAGTTCAGAATCAAAATGAAAATTTATTGATAAATAGTTTATCTGAATTTTCACCAAGGACAACAGAAACTGCAACAGGACTTGCATCTGGTGTTGGTCTTGACCAAATACAATCAAAATTTTCTGCAATAAACACAACTAGATTTTCAAGTCGTTTAACTGAATCGGATGTTGAAATAAGTCCATCAAATCTTGGTCAAAACAATAATAGGTCTGATACGGTAATAAATATACCGCAACAAACATTTGAAAGAGATGACACATCACCAAACATATCAAAGAATGTTAATGATGTATCTGACAACATTGTAAATCCTGATATTGATATAAATGTTCCAGAACAATTTTTTAATAGAGAGGATCAAGCGGTTGCAATAAATACAAATATATTATCACCGATTGGTAATATAACCAATCCACAAATAGTAATAACAAGACCTCAACAATTTTTTGATAGAACGGAAAATACAGTAAACATATCAAAGAATGTAAATGATGCTGTTAATAATATAACAATTCCAGATATTGAACCCATAATACCACCGCTTAGTTTTAGCAGAGTTGAACAATCACCAAACATAATTACTGACACGATTCAGGAAGGTATAGTTGTAAATCCAAATACAACTGTTTTAAGAATTGATCAGGGAACGATTCATTCCGAAGGTATTAGTGAATTTAATATAGATTCTACTCCAATAAGATTTGTTGGAACTTCCGAATTAGAAAAAATGATTGAAGTTGATGATAAGGGTCCAATTAGATATTCTGGAACAACAATACACGATTCTGATAGAAGTCAGTTAAATTTAGATGGCATAACGCCAACTATTCCTGGTGGAAGACTTGAAAAACCAGAGGATTCTCTTTATTCGGTTTTAGGATTGCAGGAAGTTAATTACTTCTCCAATCAATTTGCAATAGGATTCACCCAAAGACAACAACTCGGTGATAGTAAATATATTGGGTTTTCACAATTTGTTTGGACAGGTGGTTCTGATGATGGTCCATTTACAAGTGCTTTTGCAGATACAAATGGTAGAGGATTTCAAACATTTGTTGATCCGGCAGAATCTCTTTATCAACCAAACACATCACAATATGATTTTACAAAAATAACAGGAGTAAATTTTTTTGATGCAAATAATGATAATACTCTTGGTGGATTTACCATATTCCCACAACATCAAATAACAGAATATAAAACAGAAACCTCACAACTTGGATGGCAAGGAAATCGGTTGGGTGCACCAACTGTAAACTTTTTAGATACAATACTTCTAAACACAGAAGCAGGATTTAGTAAGTTTGCAGTTCAAGGTGATTCAAAATATATTCCAGATTCTTCAACATATGATTGGGATGGTAATGCACAACAATCACCATCAGTTAATTATTTTGATTTGACTGGTAGAAGTTCAAATATGGGATTCCATAATTTTGCTGCATTTCAAGATTCAAAATATAACCAAGATGCATCAGACTTTGTTTGGAAGGGAATCTCAACACAAAATGCTCCTGGTGTAAATTATTTTGATATACAAAAACAATTTGCTGTTGCTGGCTTTCATGTTTTTCCACAACTATTTGATTCAAAATACATAAAACAATCTTCTGAATTTGATTGGGATGGTAATAGATTAGATGCACCTGCTGTTGATTATTTTGATTTAACTTATGAAAAAACTATAACAGGATTTAATACGTTTCCACAAACGTATATTTCACAATATGTTCCAGAATCTTCAAGATTTACATGGGTTGGAACCAGAGGTGAAGCACCAAATACAAATTATTTGGATATATCAGCAACAAACGCTGTATCTGGTTTTGATACGTTTACACCGTCACTAGAATCAAAATACATAAAGGAATCTTCTAAACAAACTTGGAATGTTGATACACAAGATGCTCCGGCTACAAATTATCTTGATATACTCAAACAATTTACAAATAAAGGATTTCATAATTTTCATGCACTATTTGATAGTGTTTACAATAAAGATTCATCTCAATTTGATTTCAATGGAACAAAACAAAATGCTCCCTCTGTAAATTATTTCGATTTACAAGGAAAATTTACAACAACAGGATTCCATACATTTTCTGTTTTAAGAGAAAGCAAATATATCAAAGATTCTTCGGAATTCGATTGGAATGGAGATAGGTCTGATGCTCCTGCTATAAATTATTTTGATTTACAAGGAACTAATACATCTATCGGATTCTATACATTTGCTCAAGAATATGATTCAAAATACATCAAAGAATCATCTCGTTTTGATTGGGATGGTGGTAGAAGAAGTGCACCTGCTGTGAATTATTTTGATTTACCTGGTAGTTTTACAAAAACTGGTTTTCATACATTTGCACAAATAAGAGATACAAAATATATTCCAGAATCTTCTGAATTTGATTGGGATGGCAATAGAAGTAAATCACCAGAAGTAAACTTTTTTGATATTAACAAAAAGGTAACTACTGCTGGTTTCCATAGACTTGCTGAAATCTATGACAGTAAGTATGTAGAAGAAATATCTATATTCGACTGGAATGGTAGCAGAGGTGAATCACCCGAAGTGAATTATTTTGATTTAAGAGGTAAATTTACAACGATTGGATTTCATAGACTTGCTGAAATATATGATAGTAAGTATGTAAAAGATTCATCTGAATTTACTTTTCCTGGAAAATTTCCAAAGGCGGGCACGGATTACTTTGATAAAGAAATGTTAAATCAAACAGGATTTACACTTAATATACAACCAAAGGGAACAAGTAAACCTCCTGGAACAGAGTATTTCCATGAGAGTTCTTTTTATACATTCAAGGGAGGAAGACCTGGTGATCCGGTAGAATCAGTCATAAATTTCTTCAAAGATACAAACCAGACTGGTTTTACAATGGACATCAAACGGAATGAGGGATTACCTGCAACAGAATATGCAACCGAATCTTCTATTTTTGTATTTCAAGGTGGTAGACCAAAATTACAAAGTTTCTTTCCAGATGACAACCAAACTGGTTTCACTTTGGACATTATGCCAAAAGGTGGTAGTAGACCTGGAACAGAATATGAAACAGACTCATCAGAATATGGATTTAAGAAATTTAGAAGACCTCCAAAACTGGATTATTTTCCAAATGATAATCAAGGTGGATTTACTCTTGATATTATGCCAAAGGGTGCTGGAAATCCAGATACAGAATATCTAACTGAATCATCAAGATTTGGTTTTGCTGGTTTAAGACCGAAAGGTGTAAATTATTTCCCAAATGATAATGCCAGTGGATTTACAATAGATACGATGAGAAAAGGTAGTGGTAGACCACAAACAGAATACTCAACGGAATCATCTACATTTGATTGGAATGGAACTAGGGCAAATGCTCCTAGCAATAATTACTTTGGTTTGTATAGAACACCGACTGGAAAACAATATATTGATGTTCAACAAAAGAACAACACAACACAAGCCGGTAGAGGATTCCAAACATTCTATACAGATAAAACCGTAACAAATTATGCTCCAGGATATTCAATACATTCTACTGAAAGCGGAACTAATAAATTAAGTGTATTTGGATCATCAGATAAACCTGTAACAAATTTCTTTGGATTCATACCAATAAAACGAGCAGGTTTTATGCCAAACATGACACAGAATGATGGAACACTTTATCCAATAGTTGCTCCAGAGTTGGTGTATAATTTAGATAAAGGTGGTAGATTATCTGTTGCAACAAATCGTGCATCTGGAGGTGTGAGTACACAAAAAGGTGAAACATTTGCTCCACTTTCATTAGGAAAAAGACCTTGGGCACAACAAGGAACATTGTCTTCTTTGGAAAATCAAATCCCAAATATAAAAACAAAGGCACCTGCTGGTGCATATAATAGAAAATATGAAACAACATTAAAATCATCTACACAAAATGCTGGGTATCTTTCTAGTTACGGAAATGACCAGGGACAAATAGATGCAATTCATAGAAAGTTTCAATTAGATCCAAACCAGTTTCAAGGTAAATCTTCATACAACGGTGCTGGTAAAAAAATTGCATCGCTTGTTCTTCGTGGTATTCAAAGAAAAGGAAATTTTGTAAATGAGGCATACGGAACGATAAATGAAGGTGTTAATGAAAGAATGGGAGGATATTCCGATACATTCAAAGCAACGGTTGAAATTGACAGACAGAGAATACAGGCATGGTTGGATCAAAATTCAACATCTTGGGAATCATTACAAAAAGCATTATATGACAATAATCCATTGGTTGATAGTTTAACTGCAATTAACGATTCTAGTGGAAAAGCTATATCAATGACTCGTCAATATAACCCAAAATCTTTGATACAAACTATCACAGACAGAGAAACTAGGAACAGAAAAAGTTTGGTAATCAGACATGGAATGGCTGGTATGGAGTATAATGACAATTATGAAAGTGTTACCAACTTTATGAATACGGTTGCAGTAGAGGGGATGGAAAATGAAGGAAAGGATAAAGTTACTATTTTTCCAAGAAAATCTGGTGAGACATACTATGCGTCAGCGATAAAGTCTACAACTGGTGGAATCTATACCCATTACAAATACAATAGATTGATTGCATTGGTTGCAGAACTTTTACCATCTGCTTATATTCCGATAAATAATAAATTAGGACCAGATATAAAAAATCTTATCAGTCCTGCAAATAGAAAAATAAATAGATTATCCGGTATTGGTGGACCAAACTCAGGAACTTCTCCCGATGGAACAACAGAAATTATGCGAGCATCACATCCATTTTTGAAAATATATGATACATCTGGTGTTCTTGTCAATAATGATCCATCGTATGCGAGTAGTGCAAAAAGAGATACATGGTTTGGACCAAAAACAAAAATTGACTCTACTGATGAAGTAGATAACACTTACGGTGGTTTAATGCAAAAACAATATGAAGATTCAACAAAAACATTTGATGGATTGATGACTGCACTTTCATATTTGTTAGATGGTGGAAAACTCTCTGGAAAGGAAACAACAACATATCCAACGGAAGGCGGCGGCGAAGGTGGAACCGGTGGAACTGGTAATCCACAAAATTCTGCTTATATTCAACCTGGAACATATCAGTTAATAAAACAGAGAAAGCCATTTGATCCAAATCATCTTGCATTTATTGATAGAACTCGTGCAAATATAATCAATAGTGATGTAACAACAACACCACTTACTACCACTAAAATAGTAAATACACCGCCAAGTGGCGAAGATGCTACTACAAGTCCTATAAAACAATATGCAACTGTTGCTTACGGTAAACTTAAAAAAGTAAAGAGATCAGAGGCACCAGCAGACCGTTCTGCAGACTTTAACGATTTTAGACACGATATAGATGATTATGCTACAAAGACTGCAAACTTTTCAACTGATCCAAAAATAGCAAATTACAAAGACAATAATTTGGAAAATAAATTTGGTTTCGGTAATCCTGGAAAAGTTGGGGTAAAAAGAGATAAACCATATAAAACTAATATACAGTATAATGGTGGTAAAGCAACAAAGAAATCTGGTGACCAATATGAGTTCAGAGGAGACAGAATAAACATAATAGATTACAAGAAGTGGGAAGGTAATGAATTATTACCAAAAGATTTTGTATATGAATTGGGTAATTATTCTAATAATGATTTGCCAGGAAAAGAAGATTTAATTGAATTTTATTTTACAAGTGTAAATTTGAAAAAATATGAGAATATACCGGCAGAAGCTATTGTATTTAGAGCGGCATTTGATACAATAACCGATAACCACAAACCAAGTTGGAGCAATACAACATATATGGGTAGAGGAGATCCAATCTATACATTTGGTGGATATGAAAGAGATGTTAGCTTTGGGTTTACGGTTCATATTGGAACTCGCGATGAAATGAAAGCAACATGGCGTAAACTAAATTATTTGGCGTCATGGACTGCACCAGATTATCGCGGTAGTAGGATGCGTGCGCCCTTGTGCCGTTTGAACATAGGTCATCTTTTTAGAAAGACACCTGGTTTCATAAACTCATTAACGTATACATTTGACAACGCGGGTGGAACATGGGAAACAAGACAAATGCCGGAGGATAAAGACTACAACAATGAAATGTCAAGACCAGGTGTATTGCAAGTTCCAAAGACAATTCAAGTTGCAGTTGGATTTACTGTTATAGGTAATTATCGTCCTGAAAGAAATTCTGTATTTTATAGTATATTTGATGATGATGGTGACGGTCTACTTCCATCAAGATCAAATGATGCAAAAGGTGTTAATTACTTCAAACACGATGATGATCCAACAACAAATGATAATAATGATGAAATACCAAAGCCAGATGATAATACATCAGACACAGATGCACCTGCAAAAGTTGATACAACATATGATGATACTCAACTAGCAAGCTTGGGTATTAAAACAAGGATTGCAAAAGACAAAGATGGTAAAGAAATAAAGGATGCAGACGGCAATCCAAGATATGAAGTGGATCCTTCAAGTAAAGGATTTTCCAAAGAAGATCCAGGAGCAGGAGGAGCCGGTGGATCAGGAAACGAAGCAGACGAAGCTGCCGCGAATTCGGCTCTTGCGGCTAAAGCCAGTGGCGGACAGTATGGACCAAATTTCCCACCGTAATAGTGTATATTTTTATCTGGTGTTATATGTATTTAACATTTTAACATATTTATAGTATATGTCAAACACATAAAGGTTAGTTACAATGTCTTTATTCAGATATGAAAGTTGTGACACGATAACAAATGTAAAACGAATAATGTCTGATGGTTCTGAAAGAAGAATCAATAGACTTTCAACTGTTTTTTATCCCGATTTCAAAAACAACGAAGATGTTTTTATAGTATCACAACTCGGTGATAGATTAGACAATATCGCATTTGATTATTATGGCAATAGTTCTTATTGGTATGTTATTGCTGTAGTTAATAATCTCGGAAGGGGAACAGTCATCGTTCCTCCAGGAATTGTTTTGCGTATACCATATTATGATGGATCAACTGGTATAGCTGCTCTATTTGAACAATATAACTTTATGAGGTAATATGGCACATAGTATTGGTGAAAATAATCCATTTCTTCGTACTCCCGGAGCTGGGGCAAATGAGATTGCCGCTAGAGCTGCTTTTTACGGTGCAAAAGTTAGGAGTGGCGCCAGAGCAGGCAAGGGAGGGGATCCTTCAGAAAGAGGACTATATTGGGCTTATGGAAAAAAAGTCTGGGCTCGTTGTGGCGGACTTGGATTGGCAGGACCAAAAGTAAATTCAGATAGAAACTCACAACTTGCATTATACAGCCCAAGATCACATTTGCCAATTCTACCACTTTTAACAGGCATATCCGCTTCAAATGAAGGTAGAATGGGATCTATTGTAAAAGCAACCATCAGTTTTACTATGTATCCTGATATAACAACATCTGGTGTTGCGATGAAAGGATTAAATGGAAACTTTTTTAGACCCGGTGCAAGTATATCTTGTTCATGGGGTTGGTCTGTTGCTGCTGCTGTTGCTTGTGCTTCAACATTCTCATTTGGTGGTAAAGTATTAAGTTTCAGTTGGACTGTAAATGCAGACGTTTCAGTAAATGCATCTTCAACAATTATGTCTGCAGGTGCTATTGCAACTGGAGTAACTGGAAATCTTTCAAAAACTTCTGTAACTGCTGCTGCAGGACCAACTACAACTCCAAGTGGAACAACAACAACTACTCCTGCTGCTGGTGGAAGTTCGGGTGGACTTAATGTGTTGGATGCAAAGCAAATACCAGTTCCTGGAGTAGATTTAGGATCTGAGATAGATAGAGCTATGGCAGAACTAAATCCAGTTGGTGGAACTGGCGGAAGTGCAGCTGCAAATCCACAAGCATTGGTAGATGGATCTTTATATGGTGTTACGGCATGGCAAGTAGTACCAGGAAGTGTTGGTGGTCCATTGCAATTCTGTGCTGTTGGTATACCATGGCAACCTGACCCACCTACAACTGATGAAGTTAGTAAAAGCGATGAAGAACTTGTTGCACAATTAACCGGAGGGGGATCAGGTGCATCCGGCGGTTCAGCCGGCACGCCACCTCTTGGCGGATCTGCAGGTTCTGCTGGTGGATTCCAAGTTCCTATTGTTAAAAAATTCTGGTATGTTTCTTTTAGTAGTATGGAACCATTTCTAAATCCCCTCATATCAGCCGCAACCAATAATGAAATATCTTTTGTTGATATAGCAAATGTTACAAATGATGCAGGTGCAGCCGGATTTCCAAGTGCATATCCAATGGAAGTAATATGGCAGGGAACATACGGTGCATCTGGAGCACCAGGTGTTCCGGCAGGACCAGGTCCGGGGCGCGGTATAAAAAAAATATGGTTTAATACCGATTACACGAAAGAAACATGGAGAAAGTTTTTTAACGAAAACAATACAGAAGTAAGCCAAAAGAATTTAACTTCGTTTTTAAGTGAGTTATCGAAACGAGCAAATGAAGCATCTGGAGATTTTTGGCAATTATCTGCAACTGTTATAGATAAGTTTTCTTCATGCGGAGGTGCTGGCCGAAAAGGTGTATCTGCATTATCAGTCGAAGATTTTAGTTATTGTGAAGATAAAGGTGCATTTGGTTTTAATGCAAGTTTTGGCAGACCTATGTTAAAAAACGTTAGTGTATCATGTCAATCCAGTTCAACTATGGGTGCAGCCGTTATGGGTGGTGGTAATACCGATGTTCCTGGAAAAGGCGGTGCCACTCTAGGAGCTGATCCTACTGCTGCTATAGACGCACTATTCAACTCGGCAAAAGAAAATGGTATAAATACTTCTTGGGGAGATGCAATGAAAGCTTGTTTGAAAATGAAAAAGAAAAATATGGCTAGTCATCACTCTAAAAAGAGAATCCTATTTCCTATAAGTTTTAGTGTTACGGTAGACGGTGTGAGTGGTTTAGGATTCAATGAGGCAGTAGATACAAATTTGAAACCACCGGGATATAGTGGGACTAAATTTGCAATAAATGGTATACAACATTCGGTTAGTCCTGAATCATGGGAAACAACTATAAACGCAATGATGCGTGCAAATTGATTATTTCATCGGAAATATAAAATGAAAATCCGCGATTACAGACAAAAACTTTATTACTCCAAGAATGAAATAGTAACAAATCTGTTTACTAATGGTCGCCAATTTATGAAATTAAGTGATTTTAGTGAATATGTTGGGTTTTATCATAGATATACAACTGGAGAAGTTTTTACAGAAAATGAATGGTTTCCTGAAAAATCAGAAAGGTTAATTAGATTCAAGAACTTATCAGAGCCAGTTAAGTCATATTACAATACAAAACATTTTGTAAAAATGACTGGTAATAATACTGGATTAAGAAGAAAAAGAGCTGCCAATTCAGATGAATACTACAACTATACTGCACCAAGACCTATTAAACGTAGATTGACTGATAAGGAAATTGAAAATGGAAAAACTGAAAGATATTTTGTAACAAAAAGAAATGAAAGAGATAGAGTATTTTTTGAAATAGACTTTAATCAAATAGTTACATATAATTCTACAAAAGCGGGAATAAATCAATTTTTATATGAAGTAATAACAATTCCATGGAAAGTAGATGGTCCGGAATATGATATTTACAATGGCGATATTTTAATAATGCCAGGTGTCATTGACACTAATTTGAGAATAATTGATAGATTTTCAAGAAAGTATCGTTTATTAAGACAACTTGTTCAAAACCCAAGAGAATTGACTGTATATGAAAATGAACTTCCATCTTCAAT